CGATCTCGCTCACATAGCCCGCCGGGAGCTTCGCGACGATCGCGCCGCCTTCCGGATAGGCTGTGCATTTAACAGACGGGCTGATATGCCATCCGCAGTAGTTGCGGATCGCCTGAGACGCCGCCAGGAGAGCTGACTCTACTCGCGGGTTGTCCATATACGCGCAATCTGTTATCGCGTGGAACTGGTTCAGAGTGATGATAGGCCCGAGGTCTTCCGCTTCATAACCCCACGGCGTCCTCATTTATCCTTAGGCGCGCGGCGGGCTTTATTGGCGGGTGTTTTCTTTGATTTGTCTTCCGGCTTTTTCTCGACAGCGCCTTCAGGCTGTTCGCCCTCTTCGTACTGCCATTCCTTACCGTTGATAATATAGATCTTCAGCATGTCGCCGCCTTTCACTACAAAAACAGGGAGACGCCGAAGCGCCTCCCTCATCGATCATTATTCTCAGGATGCCTTTGTCAGCTTCTTGAAGCCTGCAGGACGTCTGACTGCGAGCGCGAGTCTCTCCTCTGCTCTGATGGTCATCAGGTTCCTGACGAAGTCGTCTTCGTTGGTGTTGACTGCCTCGACGCTGACGCCGCCGTTCTGTACGACAGATGCGCAGGTCTTATAAGCGCCGACCACGATCGTGCCAGCTGCGACCGCAGGAGATACGCATACATTGATGCCCCACAGATTCTGGACGCTCTGGCCGCCGAAGTAGCCGCCGCCATAGTAACGGTCCTCGCCGTCCTTGCCGACGCGGAGTGTATACCAGTCAGCAGGGTTGATCAGGATAGCGTCAGCTGCGAAGCCGGAGCTGTTCTGTACGTCCATAGCTGCCTGCAGAATCGCGTCTGCGATGTCGGAAGCTGTAGCATTTGCAGCGTATGTGCCGGTCTGAATGCCGGAAGTGCCGAGCAGGTCTGTGACCAACTTATTCTGCTCAACCAGGCCGAGCTCATAGAGCAGCCTGCCGTTGATCGCGGATGCAAGGAACGGATAGTCATTGATGTATTCATCGGATTCCTTAATGTGGCATGCGATCTTCGCAAGGCTCACGGTCTTCGGAGTGGGATCCGCAAAGTGGATCTGAGGCTTCTCAGCGCCTTCAGCGGTCACTGCGGGAGCACCCTGCATAGCGCCCTCTACCAGATAGACCAGTGTGGAGCCGGAGATGTTCTCAGCGCCGAACAGGTCGCGGACTACCAGCGGAACGCGTGCTGCTTCTACGACAGTCTTGTCGAATGTGGTCGCAAAGTCCACGGCTCCGGCAGGAGATGTCTGGGTGTCTGTCGCCGCCTTGAATGCCGGGACATTGAGATCGAACTTCTTGCCGATCTGCTGGTTCTTAATAGCTTCTACAAAATTCTCGCCGAGTGTTCTGGGCATAGCTTTTTTCTCCTCTTCTTTGTCGGCTTTCTCAGCCTTGGGTGTCTCGAGGCCCTTCATGAGTGCCTCAGCTTCGTCTGCTGCTTTGATCTGCGCCTGTACAGTCTCGAGCTCTGTAATGGCGCCCTGAAGATCTTCAGCAGTTTTGTCGCCCGCTTCTACTGCGGACTTAACTTCTGCGAGTGCGGTCTTTGCCGCCTCGAATCTCTCTTTAAGAGTCATAATTAACCTCCTTTAAGAGCTTATTAGCGTGTTCCAGAAGCTCCGATTTTCTCTTCTGCTCCTCATCGTTGACCGTATCCGGCTCCTCCGACTTGGCGTCCGATTCAATCGGATCCTCTTCTATATCATCAAGCTCGCCCAGGACTCCCTGGAGGAGCGAGATGGCTTCTCTGATGGCGTCGGCGTCCTTCGCGCTGTTCCGTCTTCCGGATTTCACGGAGACTACGGACGTGTCCGAATTTGCCGGATACATCACGAGGCTGACCTCGTGGATATTAAGCTTGCGGAGTTCGTTCGCCTTGCGTCCGTCTTCCAGCGTGACCTCTCCAGCTTCGAGCACGTCATAAGCGAAGCTGAATTTGCAGAGGCGCCCATCCAGCGCAAGCTCGCGCGCTCTCTGTCCTTCCGGCGTATCGTCGAAAGTACCCTCGAAATACAGTCCGTGATCGTCCTCTTTCAGCTCGATCACTGTTCCGATGTACGCGTTCAGGTCGTCTGCTTTGTGGTTAAACAAAAAAGGAAGGACACGTCCCTCCTCTTTGATCTGTGCGATATGTTCCGCAAAAGCACCCTTCGCTACGATGTCGCCGTAGCTGTCCGGCTCTCGTGTCCATGTGGATGCGTAGCCGGATATAGTGCCGTGGTCGGCTTTTACTTCGAATGTTTTTGTCTTAATCATGGTTAATCCCTCACTTCCACGACCAGGATGCAGTGACAGTTCGCCACATCCTCGACGTCAAGGTTGTCAATGTCTCCCGGCCACATCGCGCCATTGCTGAATGGCTCGTCGTACTGGACCGTCTCGCCATTCATTAGCGCGTGTGCTGCGCGAGGATTTCCGGAAGTTGTCTCCCACGTCTTGAAGACGTTCTGTCCTCGTGCCCCATTCTGTCTGCAGGCCTCAATAGATGACCAGCCGATCAGGGCTCCGGCGAATGCGAGCCCGGCACTGTCTGCCCGGTTCTCTTCTGCGTTGTCGAAGACGCCTTCCGGTGTGGCTCTGAGCGCTTCGTCGTCCTCATCAGCTTCGAGCGCTTCCTGCAGCTCCTTGTATGTGGTCTGGTTCACCATCTCGGCGCGGCGCTTGCACATCGCCTGGATAAATGCCTCTGTCCGGTCAGAATCGTACTCGCCGTTGTCAAACAGCTTCCGGACCGTCTCTTTACCGATCGCGGAACTCATTGAGAACGCGGCCGCGAAGAGATCTTCCGTTAATTCCTTGTTCCAGCGCTCCTCGTTCCACCACTTCGCCGATTTAGCTCCAAGCGCTGACAAGACCGTCTTCTTCTGCCGTTTGAAGAAATTCTTGTAAACGTCGGCCAGGAGCTCCGCCTCTTCGTCCGTGGGCTTTCCCCGGGACTTGCGCGCCTCTGATTTCTTCAGGATCTTCTGCGGAGCTGAGTTGTAGCGCTCCTCTGTCGGATCCGTATCTCTGGGAGATGCGAGCCCGCCTTCAAGTACGTTCAGAGGAGTGATCAGCTCATCGCCGCCCTCAATAGCCGGAAGATCCAGCCGTGCTCTCGCCTCATTCCTTGACAGGAAAGGCGCTCCGACTGCGCTGGACAGCGTCGCGATCTTCTCTTCGTAGGTACCCTCAGTCTTGATCGTGATGTCGTATGCGATATAGTGGTTTTTTGGTTCGCCGACTCTAGGCAGCAGGACCATGTTCAAGCGGTCCGTCGCCTGCATCAGCGTAGGTGCGAGGCAGTCGTTGTACAGTGCCCTCGCGTTGTCCCTGGCGCTTGCGTATGTCTGCCCGCTGCCCGGCCAGATCATTCCCGGATTGACATGATAGACCGCCGCGCAGTCTTCTCGAGACAGTTTCACAGCCTCAGCCCACTGGGCGTCTCTGCTGTTGAACTGAACCGTCTTGATCTCCATGCCGTCTTCGAGGATTGGCATTCCACCGCCTTCTCCTGCCTCGGATCCGGCCCAGGATGATTTCCACGTCTCCTTGAATCTGTTAAATGCCGGCTCAGACCACGGAGCGACATCCTTCGGCCTTGTCAGATAGGCATTGAACCGTCCGCCCCTGTGCCACATCTGCCTGCGGAATTTATTCGACTCTACCTGCTCGTGCAGCGTTTCCTTCAGAGCAGAGATCCTGCTGTACTGCCGCATCGGATCTGTCGGATCATATCCGTGGAACAGGATGAACTTGTTCGCCGGAACCTCGATCGGAGCTGTCCCCTGGTTCGTTCCGATCACGATGCTCTCCGGAGCGAATGGAGATGATCCTTTGTAACTCTGGATCCACGCCGCCGGGATCGGCCTCAGTTCCCATCCGCTCTCTGTCTCCTTGCTCGGGACGATCAGCGTCAGGAAGCGCTCATACAGGAGCAGATCCGTGTACATCCAGCGCTTGAACTCATAGGCCGTCATGTCCGGATTGGGTTGTGACATTAAAAGAGCCGCGGGGCTATCGTGCACCCTCGGCCTGTCTGTGTCGCTCGCCCTCTCATAGACCTTGATCGGGATCTGCGCTGCGTTATCTGCTAAGAAACTTACTACTGCGCGGAGATTAGGCTGCGTGCGATACAGCTCGGCCGCATCCATGCTGGCGACGTTAACGCCATAATCCCCGCCATAAACATATGTGATTTGTGGCCGGAAAAGGTTCCGGAGGCCGCTGAATATAGCCATATCTTGTCCTCCTATACGACCAGCACGCCTCTCTCCTCGTAGATGCTGTCGTATAACTTCTGCTTGTTCGTCTCTACCTGCGTCGCCGCGCCGAATGCCATCGTCACGGCCACGAGCGGAGAGATGTCTTCCATGCTCTTGTTTCTGTCCCATGCCCAGGCTCCGTCGCCCATGGGACGGGTGACAGCGATATTTGCAGCCAGGTCAAGAGCCGGCTGCGTGATGTGATATACCGGCACAGCGTCTGTCTCCGAGTTCTCATCGCATGCAGATACTGCGTCATACAGTCTGCCGCACCATCCCGCGACGTCCTTCCCGCAGCACTCAATGATCTCGACGCCTTCGATCGCCGCGATAACATCCATCAGTGACGCGATCGGCGCGCCCTTACTCTGCAGCGCGATCCTGATCCCGCCCTGATAGTTCGGCGCTGCCGTCTGCAGCCACTTCACGATCCAGCCGGAGCCGGACCTGTACTCGGCGAGCTCTGCATGCCAAGCTCCGTCAGGACGTTTCCCGCAGACCGCGATGCTCGTGTGCAGCCTGTCGGCGGCCACGTCTATACCGAAGTACAGCGGAGATTCTTCCGCGATAACGCTATCCTCGTCTTTGCCCGCGTCCCAGGAGCCAACCGGAAACGGAGGCGCGACGGTGGACGTCACCCACTGGCAGAGGCACTCTGTCTTGAACTCGTCCGGCGGATCCGTTGCGCATGCACTCGCAAGAGAGCGCTCTGTCATGAATCCGTAACCGAGCGACGGGTTCGCATGCGCCCAGCCGTCTCTGTCTGTGATCGGAACATTCGGCGGCGCGCTCCATTCAAAGATCGCGAGCGTGTCATCGTCGAACTCGTCCAGTTCCTCATAATCGATCTGAGTATTGCCCGCTGCCTTGTTGATCCCATCAGGATCGCCGAGACGCTTGTGGGCTTTCATCCGAAGACTCCGCAACACTACGCTCGTGCCGTCTCCGGCATTGCTCATGCACCACACGATCGCATTCGGCCTTGCCATTGTCGTCTTGGTGACTGCTGACCATGCGGAGAAGTCCTGATGCTCGCGAAGCTCGTCAAGCAGTACGAGGTCCCCGGACTTACCGCGCGCGCCCTTTCTGTTCGCCGCGGTTATCCGGTACCTTCTCCGGCCTGAGAGCGTCAGTGTCTTCCTGCCGCTCGACTTCTTAATGTCCTCGATCTCTCCCGCCAGGTCTTCATTGCTCTCTGCGATGTCTACGACTCCGTCCCACACTTCCTCTGCTGCGTCCAGGTTCGTCGATGTCCCGATGATCAGGTTCACACCCAGCGCATACAGGAAGAACAGCGAGAGCACTTCGCTCATCATTGTCTTGCCGTTCTGGCGTGCGATCAGCACCACGATCGTCCTGAACCGGAAATACCATTCGCCATCGAGGCTGCCTATGATCTCGAGCGCATGGATAAACAGCCATTTCTCCCAAGGAAGCAGCTCCACCTCCATCACGTCGTGTGCGAAGTCAATGACAGCGAAGCCCAGCGTCGTCTCCGGAGTAAGTTCGCGGAGCGGCGGAGTAAATACACGCGGCTCGGTATATCCTTTACGCATCCTTTACTACCTTGAGGCTCCCGTATTTGTTCCGGTAATTTGTGAGAGGCGATCCGATGCCAGTCGTCTTCTCCATTGCCTTGCCTCCGCCCTGCTGAGCCGTGATCGCGCGGAGCGTGGCCTGGTACGTCTTCATCAGCTTTTCGTAAGCCGTCCATTCCGGGTTCTCTTTGGTGCCGATCTGCCCGCCGCCGTTGTCATACTCCACAACAAAGGGCTGATCGCTGAGCGCTTTCTTCTGTTTTCTCAGTGTTGACCGCATGAAAGCAGCCTGCGCTTCCAGTGCGGACAAATTTACATCCTTTGCCATTTGGTACACCCACCTTAAAATCTGTTACGCGCGAAAACATGGTGCAGGCGGTTGATCTGGCGAGCCGCTGATGCGTCAAGAATGAGACTCCCCTCCGGCCCAGTTCCTTGTCCGCCTTCCAAGATTATTTATTCCTGCCCTGCTCCCCCTGGCCCGGTTACACTTTTTATGCGATGCTTGCACGTTCTCTGGAAGCAGCGCATACTCGGGATGATTACCGACGGGGACCCGGTGGTCTGGCTCGTAGCTGTCGTCCGTCGTGGAAGGCTTAGCCTCGTAATCAATCGGCTGTCCGCAGTGTACACATACCGCATGTCTCGCCTTGTCTCTCTCGTAGCACTGGATCCTCAGCCGCTTCCATGCCGGGCTCCATCTGGGATCGCCCATAGTTACCTCCACAACAAAAGCGGGCCCCTCAAGGCCCGCGGTGCTATGGCTTGTATAGCGCTATCGGCATGCGCTACAGCTCTGCTGGCAGGCGTCGATCCTGCTCCCCCGCTCGGGCAGCATATGCCCCGACACGTCCTTTTACCAATCTTCAGGCATCAGCAGAGATATGTCTGCAACAAAAGAGCGCCGCCCCGATGGAGGAGACGGCGCCTGAAACAGGAAAGAATCCTATGGCTTATCTTATTGTGTCAGCTTATATTATACCGGCTTACTGTCTGCAATGGACTGCAAGATTTCCTCAAGGTGTCTGAGTGCCCGGCCGTGTAGGTAGTAGACTGCGCGCTCCGAACATGGAATGGCGCGGGAGATTTCCAGCCATGTCTTGCGGTCAATGTATCTCAGCATCAACACGCGGCGCTCATCAGGATCCTCGAGGCGGTCGACGGTGAGCATGATGTCAGCGTGTACGCCAATGAGTTCCTTTTCTTTTGCGAGTAGCATGTCGATGAAGATTTCCACGTGCGCGTAGTAGTCTGACAAGTCGGTCGGTCTGTGGGCCTTTGGCATGTCGTCGTACTGGATTGCGCGCGGTGCCATGTAAGAAGCGCGGGTCTCTTTGATGCGGTTCTCCAGTTCGTCAATCTCTTTGCGTATCTTGGTTGTTCGTCTGAGAAATTCCTTTGCAGTCATTTGTTAATACTCCTACGCAGTAAACAGTGTTTGTCTTCGGGCACCTGTCCGGACAAATATCATGATCATCGCAGTCCAGGCAGCAGGGTGCCGGATCGTGCTCATTACAGTTTCAGTCCTTTGTTCTTTTCAATCTGTTTTCTGATTTCGTCCGAAAGATTCATTCCTCTCTCCCTTCTGCTTCAATTACTGTTGGTGCATCTTCCACAATCTGAATAATCTCTCTCCAATCATCTCTCTGTAGGTGGTCAAGGTCACTATCCATAAATTCGGTCATCAGTTTATCCAAATCTCCAAGCCGTCC